GAAGTTAGGATCGTTTAATCCATGTAGAGGATCAGCCAACATAGCATATGATTTACCTCCACCAGCTGCGCCGCCATATAATACTTCTCTCTCTGATGAACTCAGAAACGAGGTCTGGGGGCCAGGGTTAGGCTTAAACACTATATCTTGTGCTAACTCCTCATCATACGCAGGAGCAACAGCCTGTGCTGGAACAGTATCTCTAGTAGTTTCTATTTGTTCAACTACCTGTACTGGAATCTCTGTAGGCTCCGACACCTTGGGTTTCGAGCTTTTCGATTTCCTCAAGGGTTTCTTCGAGCCACTTGGCAAGCTTGCGTTTAATAGCAGATGCTTTTCTACGTCTTTGCTCAACTTCGATTCTCTTCTTTAGTCCCATATGAGATATATAGCGACCTGTTTCTTTGCTCAGCCATTGTGCTACTGCACGATAACTATACTGCTTAAGATGTCTCTTTGCAAGATCTAAAGCTTCAAGCTCCAGACGGACAGGTATCAGAAGCCTATCATTGTCTGGAGCTAGGACATACCCCCAAGGTATCTTTGTTGTAACACGAACTATTGTGTGCCACTCTTTTTCTTTGCCTTTGGTTGGCTTTGGTAATTGCCAGAATCCTAGGTCTCTTGTTGGAATACTTATTCGTTTGTGCCTTCTTTTGGTGGTAGATAGAAGATGCCACCGCTTGATGTGACATCCACTTTATCTACTTTACCAAGTCCAGCGCGGTCTAGCAAGTCTCTTGCTGCAACCATCTTTTCTTTTATGCCTAGCTCAGTAGGATCAGAAAGAGCACCTACCATAGCAACTGCAGCTTTAGGGGCAGTACGGGCAAAATAGGTACGAGTCTTCTCACCTATCTCATCCTTTAGGGATTCAACAATAGCTGTAGTGCTGCTGCTGTCCCCGTAACCTGCCAACCTTTTAGCTGCAACAGCATCACCATTAGCCTCATCGAATAGTACTTCAAGAAACTTGTTTTGTTTTTCGGTTAGATTTCTCGCCATATATATGCTCTCTTATCTCGCCACGGCTAATGCCTATGTCGTGTAAATCTCTGTCACTCATATTGTTAAGTAACCAAAGATCAGCCCTTGCTTGTTGTGTTCTTTGTACAGCCCTAAAGCCGCGTTGTAAAAAGTTTAGCATCACTATCTCCTTTGTTTGTGTGCGGAGATAGTTATACTTATTTAGTGATTACTTAGTACACCTGTTTATGCATACCCGTTAACCTACAGGTATAAAGGTTTCAGTTACTGTAACAATAGTATCAATGTGACCAGCAATAGAAGGGGTTACCTGTATTTTATCCCCTGCTTGAAGTACTAGATCTATATTACTATGGGTAACTGAGTCATTGTGTGAAATAGTTTTATCGTTTAAAAACTTTGAGGTATAGTTATCAGCGGCTACGTACCAAGTTATATCAACTGTATTATTTCCACTACTTTCACCATTAACTATATGGATAAAAGTTACTTCAGAAACACAGTTAGCTGGACAAACATATACATCTTCTATGCTTGTACCAGTATTGTGACCGTACACAGAACGCATACGTGAGGATTTGCCCTGATTAACTAAGCTCATTACTCATCAACCCACGCTTCATTCTCTGGTGTGTTAGGATCATCCTTAACGTAGTGACCTTTAGCTGTACGAGCACGTTTCTTACCCTCAGGAGCTTTAGCCTTTTTCTTAGCTTTAGGTTTAGTAACTTCAGCGGCTCTACAAATTTCTGTTACATTTGGATCATTACAAAAAGCATTACCAAATCTATCTTCTATAGCCGCTTGATTGCCACGCTCATCCCAAACACAACCATCTACATCTACTGTGTAGCCGTGCTTCTCTAGAGCATCTTTATATTTTTCATAAACCTTCATCTACTTACTCTTCATAGGTTTGGACGCTGGGTTAGATGCACCACAGTAACCGCCTCTATTCATCTTCATAGGTTTCTTAGCCATACCACCATACGACATTTTAGTCTTACCTTTTTGACAACCCTGTTTAGCACACTTAGCTGGGCTAGGGCAATCTGCACACGCTTCAAATTTCATGTTCTTTTCTTTCCTGATGCTGTTGTAGACCAAGCGACACGTCCTGGCCCTGTTTTCTTAGCTGCTTCTTTTTTACTTATTTTACTCGCCACTTTTTTGGGACGACACGCAGGATAAGGTCTACCACTTTCCGATACACCCGACCTACCACATTTTTTACCTGTTTTAACATCTGTCCATTCCTCTCCGAACCATTTACCTAAACCACCCTTAGCGTATCCTCTACGACCTACAAGAACATGCTGACTACGTGACTTTGTTTTTCGTCGTGCCACTATACTTACCCCCACGTGCTTTATATGTCTTAGTAAGCCAAGCAGACGCATAAGCGCTGGGCCATACTTTAAACTTTCTCTTAGCTTCAGCCTTAACTTTGTTATAAAGCTTCGTATTTGTAGGCTTAGGGGATGCTGCCATTACCACTTCACCTTATCAGCCCAGTAAGCCGCTGATAGCTTACCCTTCTTAATATTCTTAGCGTGTCTAGCCTTAAAGCTTGCACGTTTCTTTTTCATCCTATCAGATTCACCAGCCTTAGGTTTACCTGCTGTGGATGCACCCTGCTCACCAAAGCGAATCATCTTAATAATATCACCTACTTTAGCTAATACTACGTGGGATTTAGTAGGGTGTTTAGGTGTGCGCTTGGGTTTGTTGTAACCTTCAAACTTCTCACCTCTGTATTCAATAGCCATTATAAAGGGTTATCCGCTAATTCGTCGTAGGCTTTCCAGATATCATCTACTTCAGTCTGTAGTGTATCTAGGGTATCACCTAATCCATCTGTTATAGTTGTAGCTTTATCTACTTGACTACGTAAGTCTAGCAGTAGCTTCTGCTGTTCTAGTATCTGTTGCATATTAGTCGTTAACTGTGCAAGCTTCTGGTTTAGACCCCTCACATCATTATCAGCTATGGCTTGTTCTAACGTCTGTATACGAACTATGAGTTTACCTTCTAGTTCCTGTACATTAGTCAGGATTAAAGAGTCTAACGTTATAATCTCACTGCTTAAGTTATTATCTACTTCAGTAAGGTTGCGCTGGGCTACAGTCTCTACAGATGTTATGCGTTTATCCATAGCACCTGTCTTACCATCTAGTGTACCTATACGGTCTAATGATTCTCCTACACCAGCTTCTACACCATAGAAACGGTTTAGGGTATCATAACCAAAGTATATACCACCAGAAATAGTTGAAAGGACAGGGACAGCTACTGCCATCATCCATCCTTTAATATTGTAACCGCCTATGCTAAAACTCATTGTGTCGGCATTGCTCCATATTCATTTATGTATTCACCTGCAGCATATATCTCAGAAGCACTCTTCATATCTGGTGTTAGGTATCCTTGGAAACCTGTACCAAAACTAGAGTCACCCCAAGTTATTACAAACTCATCTATATTCTGAGTATATGTAATAGCTGTATAGCTACCTACCATAAAGTTGTTAGCCGAAGCATAACTGTCTACAGTAGCTGTTAAGTCATCATTGTTAGCAGCTGCCATATAAGCACCAGCCTGTTGAGCAAATGTTTCTACAGCCGCTACAGCTTCATTATACTCGTTAACTTCTGCTGTGTCAAGGCTATACGCATCTGTCTCTAACATACCCTGTAACTCAACTTGTTCTGGCTTAGTATCAGCTTCAGCGGCTACACTGGTTACAGATACTGCTGTCATAACTATTGATGTTGCTGCAGCTAAGTTGTCTACCGCAGTGTCTAAGCTATTCATGTTAGCCGCATGTTCCTGCATAAACATCTGCTCAGCTGTTTCAGCTATAGCGTAGTCATGATTCAGTACAAGCTCTTTAGCGTCTAAGTATGCATTCAACTCAGATGATGTAATAAGCCCATCGTCAAACGTATCATCATTAATAACACCACCGATAGCAGCATAACCTACAGCACCTACAGTCATAACAGCTGATTCAGTTATACGATCTTGTATATCACTGATTGAAGCTATGAGTGCATCAATCTTTTCCTGCCCCGTCATTGAGTATTCTGGGGGTGTTGGTGACTCTGCGTTTGCTACTGCGGAAACGCTCACTAAGGCTGAGCTTAGGAGCATCATCTTCAACGGTTTCTTCATCTTTATCTTCCTCTCCTACCCTCAACAGGGTGTTCCAAAATTCCTGGTCTGTCTCATACCCAACAATATATAATGTCGGACTCTCTCTGTATTTCTTAATAGCCGCTTTTCCCATGAGCAGCTTCCCTGTCTTACTATCATTTATAGGGCATGGCGTATTCGCTAACATCATACTTCTAAACACTACAGGGTCTTGGCACAGAATAGATATAGCTGATACCTGTAACCCTAATCCACCTACTTGTTGTGGTGCTCCTAAGAGCCTAGCATTCTTTCTACGGTTACAAGCCTTATCCTGTGTCATAGTACCTGAGGATAAACCTAGTATGCTTACCTGTATTCCTGTCGAACTGGGTAGTAAGCAACTGTCGTTACCACCGCCACCCATCATAGTAGGGGCTATTGCTGACATTACAGGTGCAGCTGAACCAGCGCCCGTAGCATTATAGTTATTCGTTACAGTCTCATCAGTGTTGTTACTGTCTACTGTTGAATCCTGGTAGTTATTACTGAAGTCACCAGTAATATCATTCGCTCCTACACTCGTCCCTAAAGCTGTTACGAATACTACTATCTTCACATAGTAGCTGTAGAGCCGCATCTTCCTGTCCGATAATAGCAAGTGTCTGAGCATTTTGGTTTCTCTGGCATACGTCATCATCGACACGACAGGATGCTGTATAGGTTATAGTGGTACATCCTGCTAGTAGCACAAATAGGATTAGCTTAACCCACATTGTCACGTTCTCTATCAGGATCTAATACTTCATATTTAGTGAGGTAACCCTCAAGGTACATAGCTCTCTCTACGTGATCTAGAGTGTATCTCACTCCAGTATCTGCTTCTATAGCTGTTCTTACATAGAATACATCAGACTTAGGAATGTGTACACGTTGTAGTTTCTTTACATCATTATCAGCTATAGCGTCATAGAACTCTTCAATAACATTCTCTGATGCATATAGTTGTATTCTTTTATTACGCATTGTCAATACTTTTTTTATAAGGAAAGAGGTACGTGACGCAATTACATGCAGGAGGGAGGAGACATGAGGAGGAAATACACACAATATACGCCACGTACAGTAGTGTAACACTTATGTTTGTTACTTTTATGTGTGTTACATACGTATTAGTATACAGGTATATAGTAACACTTACAAGTAAAAACTTTATCTTAGTTTAACTTATTAATATATATTACTTTATTAAGAGTTAAAACACTTAAGTGTAACTGTATTGCTCCTGCTCCGCAGTTATACTCATAAAAACACCCTAGTCAAGCCCTAATTTGTATTATCTTGTAAGTTTTTACAGTTTGTTGTACTTTTGTGCTTGTACGTATACGAGGGGACCTAACTCAAAATTCACTTCTGTGTGTTTATACATATATACGTACCCCCCAACCCCCCATGGTTCACGCCCCCGCCCCCTAAAAATAATAATAATAGCTAAATAGGGGGGTATAACACTGCTAAGTTACTGTAATTGTTACATAAAAGCACTGATACAGCGTCAATTAACTATGAAATAAGCGTATTTTAGCGACATATTTGCAACACTGTGTCGTTTTTGTAACATTGATGCATAAATACCACACCGCCTGGAATGTGACATTTTTACCACACCCCCATAAATATCATTCACTATTAAACTATCTAGTTAAATATATAGTTCAACGTTAAACCATTATCATTCAGTAATATAGTTTAATGTTAAACCATTTAGTTGGAACAAAAGTGAACACGCCACTGACGGCCTCTAGAGTATTTCCATAGGCTAAACCACACAAACAAACCTAACGCCTGTCAGCGGTTAATTTTTACACAAATACCAATACTTTTTTAGTGCTATTATATAGTATAAATAAATCCAAAAGAACAAATGCAGAACATTGAATATGATGCAAGCAGCTGAATATATTTTGATAATGTCGAAATAAATGTATTGCTATTTGTGTAATATGAATTTATAGAATAATGTATTAGTAATTATTTAGGGCTTTAGCTATGACAACAACAACAAAACCATATTATATATTATTCGTTTATGATACTGATAGCCAAAAATGGTTTGATGAATTCGGAGACTACACTAAAGCGTCTCTTAAAACTGAGATAGAGTTTTCACATTACGATACTAAAAAGAAACATATTAAAATTATTAAAACAACCGATGATAAAAACGCAATTACAAACGCTTATAAAAACTTAGAAAAGGAAATAGCATAATGGAAAGAACATTTAATAAAGAAACTAAAAAAGCTTATTTTGATGCAAAAAGAAAAG